CCCCCCGCTGTCATTCCTACCGCCCACCAGTCTACCGACGTCTCAAGGATTATGTCACCACTGCCCCACATGCTTGCATGTGTCAACTTAGAAAGAACCTTTGTGATGTGGTGCGTTAGGCGCTGCGACGATGTGTAAAGCGCCGGGCCTGTGGTGTCGTAGTAAGGCGTCTTTTTAAGTAGCGCTATCCCGTCAACGGCGGCGATATTTGCTTCAAAGATTGCCGCTTGGTCAGTCTCCCATGAATTGTCTGCTACAATTACGCCACGCCACTCGACAATACTATCTGTGTGGTTTGTTATTTCGAGAAAGAAACGGCCCTCTTTGCTGGTACGCAAATCCTCCAGGAATGTTTCAAGGGTGCTATCACCTACGGGAACAAGCATCTTGACCGCCGCAACGCTGCCAAAAATAGGCGCATGCCTGTCTTCCTTTTTCGATGTCTCCCAATTGATTGTTATACCGCCTTTTGACACCTCAAAAGTGGTGGCCGTGCCTGAAAAGTCAGCATCGTAAATGCTGGCTCTGTATGTCTTTTCCGTTTGCGGAGAAACGCCGATGCCGTAGAGCCGTATTGCCATTATTGGTGTCGGGTTTGTTTGTTTTGAACACGATCAAGCACAAGCACTAAGTCGGTGCCGCGCACGGTAAATTCTCCGCTTACGGATACGTTCCCGCCACCGCCACCGCCTAATATATTCTTTGTCTGTGAAGCCGTGTAAACCTGTGACCTAGCAGGTAGGTTAATAAGTTCCGGGCCTTCTTCGCCGACAAGCGCCATGCCGCCGGGGGCGTTCATTGTTCCTTTTGCGAATTGTGCAGCGCCAACAAGTTTTTTGAAAAGCGCCCCGGCCAAAGTACCAGCAACCCCCGCAAGGGCTATACCAACAAGCGGGTTAATAGCAGAGCCTTTTTGTATGGCAGATGCAATAGCCCTGGCCACAGTCATTTTAATGAGTTGGTTTATCACCTGGGCAATAGCGGAAACAGCGGCAGACGCAAATGATTTCCACGAAGCACCGCCTTGCTCAAGTGATGAAGCAAGGATGTCTCCAAAACTGGATATGGCACTTGCGGCGGTTTCGGCAGCAGTTGGTAGTGCATCAAGCCCTTCCTTCATTTGCTTTAACCGTTCTATTTGCTGCTCTTCTTTTTCTTGTTGGGCTGTCTTACCCTGTACCTCTTTTCCGCCAGATAAAGGCGTTTCACCGCCAGACGGCCCGCCGGACGTATCGGTAGCCCCGGCGCTTGCAGCCCTTGCAATGTCTTCGGACTTTATCGCATCGAGTAGGGTTTGGTTGTACGCAATTACCGCCGCCTCTGCACTTTCTACTTGCCTTTGATATGCTTCGAGTGATGCTGTTTCTGCTTCGTCTGCATCCTTTGCGGCATTGGTGGTCTCCTTTAATTGTTTTCTTTCTTCGCGTAAGCGCTTGGTTTTTTCGGCTGCGGTTTCTGTTACTTCAGCCGTTTTTTTGGTAGCCAACCCCGCCGCTATTTCCGCTGGCGTAGCCGAACGGTTGGTATTGATTACCTCACGCAGTTTGGCATCTTCCGCGTTTAATGCGGCAATTTCTTCAACAAGCGCTTGTGTAACCGTCTTTTTTGCGTTCGCTCTGGAAATGTCCATAGCGATACTGCCACCAATACCTGAATTTTGAGCGGTAGATGTAGTGTTGTTTGCACTAGCCCTATCTAGCTTTTCCTGTAATTCGCTGCGCTTTCTGTCCAGGTCAATGAGCTTATCTTGTGCCGCCTTCGCCCTTGCCCCGCGCAACAAACTATCAATGTACAGATTTTGCGCCTTTGTAACATCTTCAACCTTTAACTTTTCAAGGTCAAGGTTGCCGAAATATTCAGGGCTAATTTTCTTTAGTTCATCAAGCGCCTTTTTCTTGTCTACATAAGCGGCGGTATTGCTTTTGATTGTGCCGATAAGTAGATCGACACTAATCCTTTCAGATGCAACGGCTGCCTCTGCCGTTTTCATTACCTCGTTAACGGACTTAGTTGCCATAGCGGCAGCGCTGGTGTCCTCTGCCAACATACTGAAGGCCGCCGCCGCCGCCAATACTATACCAATAGCAGCGCCTAAAATCGTAAGTTTTGTAGCCAAATTAAGCGCCTGAAAAGCCTTAATTGCGGACGGGATTGCCTCACCCGCAATGGATTTCAAAAGGGTTACCTGTAACACGTTAAAAGCCTTAATCATTGCCCCAACTACCACCACAACCCCTTGCCCGACCTTTAGCATCGGCCCTAAAGCAATGGCAAACACACCAACACCCGCGATTAGTTTTTTTGTGCCTTCGTCGAGATTGGAAAAGCCCTCTGCCAGACCGCCAAGCCATTTCGCGAACCCGTCGAGCTTTGTGCTAATATTGAAAGTCTTATTGAGTGATTCGCCCACACTTGCCAGAAACATTTTAATCGCTGTTCCTGCGTTGACAATTGAGTTTGAAATACCGCCTTCCACACGTGGCAGCTTTGCCATTGCGGCGGTTATCTTTTCCACAAACTCTTTGCCATCAACACCCATCTCCCGCAACCTGTCAGCCTGGTCAGTTCCAAACGTGTCCTGCATTACTTTCGCAAGGCCAGGCATGTTCTCCTTCATAACCATAAGGTCAGAGTTCAAAATCTTGCCTTTGGAGATGATTTGCGCAAGTTGTACCGTAACGCCATTCAGGTTTTCAGCCGTGCCGCCAGAAGTTGCGATTGCGTTTGCAAGCTGCACGATGGTTTCCCGCGCATTTTCAGCCGACAAGCCTACACCTTGCAATCGAAGCGAAGCCTTAATTGCTTGCTCAAAGTCAAGTCCGGGGGCCTCAGCGGCTTTGCGCAAATTGTCTACCTCGGTAGCTGCTTCAGACAATGACCTGCCAGCGCCCTGAAATGTCGCCGCCATTGCTTTTTGTAGCGCCTCAATTTCGCCCGCAGCCTTAATAGCAACAACGCCAAAGCCGATCAGCGGCAGCGTTAGTTTTGTAGATAAATCCCTGGCGGCTTCACCTATTCGACTACTTGCCGTGCGCACAGCCTTTTCCGCATCCTTAAGCGCTTTGTTTAGCTCCCGGATGTCACCTCCTATTCGTACGTTAAGTGCTGCTACTGACATTTTCGTTTATTTTAGCGTAGGCCCTTGCCGCCGCCGCTTCAAATTTTTCCATTTCTTCATTATCTATCGGATCAAACTTTGCCGTCTTAATCTTGTCATCCCAAGGGAGTGGATAGATGTCTTTCATTTCCGTGCCTTTGATGAGGTTTTGAACCCCTGCGTAATAGGCAACCATGCGCGCCTGAGCAAAGCCCATGTTTGTCCTGTCTACTTCCTGAGACATGTGGCCATCCAACGCCGTGAAAAAATAAGAAGGGGTGGAAAGCCAAAAATCATGCTCTTTCCACCCCATCTTGCCAGCGCCTGAGATCATTACCGCCCAATCAAATCCTACGCCTTTTTTTTTGTAGGTTCTGTGGCTTCTTCTGCGTCACCGCTTATGCTTTTTGTCATCGCGGTAACAGCGTCGGTAATCCAAGGCAGCACAAGCCCAATTGAACTGGTTTCTACATCCATCCAGGCGCAAACGGTGTCAGCATCATACTCATCCATTTCGCCGCCGTCGCTGATTTCAGCACAGCGCAAAGCGTAGTAGAGCATATCGCTGATTAGAGCGATACTAACTTTTTGCAGGCCGTCGGAGATGTCGAACAGCCCGATACCTTTTTCTTGTTCAAGTTTTCGGAAAACGTAATTTCCGAATAACACCTTTCGGGTTTTACCACCCAATTCGATTGTATGGATCATTTATGAAGATTGTACGAGCGCACCTGTTCCCATGCCCGTATATGAAATGGTGACGTTTTGGTTTGTGCCAGCGCTGGCGATGTCCATTTTTGTCCAAATGACCGTGCCTGTTAGGATGTCATCACCGGACACAGCCGTTTTGAACGATACCGTGGATACGGTTTGAGCGATAATTAGCCCGGTAAGCTGGTGCAGCGACATTGTTCCGTCATAGCTTCCAAGCGCTGTGCCTGAAATCTCCCAACCTGTTTGCCCGTAAAGAGCTTCTTTCCACTGCCCACTGTCTTTGCAGGTGGTATCCCTGGTGTCGGAACTCATGGATAGTGTGCCGTCGGTTTGGCAAGTGATTGCCGTTGCCCCGACATAGATTTTCAAAAGTTTAGTATTGACTACTCCAGCAGTTGCCATAGTGTTGCGTGTTTTGTGTTTATTTGTTTTGCCCCTTTAGGGTTACTTTTTATTTTTGGCGGCAATAACCGAAGGCTCAGATGGTAAGCATCCAAGGCCATACAAATCAGGGTTGATCCTTGACGGCGTATCCTGGTGCACTTGTATATGCCCGGCCTCAACAAGCGCCGCCCCGTCTCTATCGCTCACATCTACCACGCTACCGCATTTGTGCGTTAATCCGTGGTCTATCCAGTCAACTGTTAGTCTTACTTTCATTGATTCTCAGCGTTAAAGCGTTGCGCAATTAGCGTAAATTGGTCAATCATAATCTTCTCCACCCGTGGCCTAACCCTTGCCCATGTTGCCATAAAAAACGGCCTTCCACCTGGCCAGTTCCTTGTGCCTCCCTCTACCATGTGGAGGTAATACCCGTCCGTGCGCATCCCGCTATAATTGCCTTTAGAACTGCCTCTTGCAAGATTAGCCCCAACTATTACCGCCGATTTTGTCCGGCGTAATTTCAGCACTTGCATCGACCTTGCAAGGTTGCCCGGCGAATACGTTGCCACTACCGCCCCCATTCCTTTAGGCGCTCTCATTGACTTATTAACTTTCGCCGTTGAGTACCTACGGTGTGTTTTTCTGCCTTTTGGCGCGGCGGCTTCCGCTGCCGAAGCGAGATAAGAACCGCCAATGCCCGCCACTCTGGGGGCCGCTTCTGCGTAGGCTTTTCCAAGCCGCTGGAAACGTGCAAAGACCTCTGCCATTTCAGATTCTAAAAAGCCTACTTCGCTCATCGGTTGATCCTTATTTCGTAGGTCGATGACCTGTAAAACTTGTATGTATCATTCGCCCCGTCCTCGCTAATCCCGTCCTCGCTGCCTTGATATTCGCAGCCTGTAACGGTTACGCCAGCCGTTGTGCCTTCCACGAAATTCAGCGCATTATTCACCGCCAAATCCATGTCCTCACACTGCGTATAGCTGTCAGACCAACAGGAAATAGTGGCCTTGCACAGGTACGCCGTTTCTTTTTGGGTTTTGTTGGGGTCTGCGGGTGTATATGTGCATGAATAAGCGATAGCAGGAAGCGCCGCATTTTGGGCGATCATCACCGGGTAAATCCTGGTTGAAGTGATCGAAGTAACCCCGCTTGCCGCGTTGAGTATTGCCGATATGTAGCGCCCTGCCTTCATTTTCGATGTTCACACACTATTTTTAAGAATCTTCTTTGCCCTAATACTTCTTTGAAAAGAATATCAAGGCCCATATCTTGGATGCCGTCATTGTAGGCGATCCGCGTTTTCTCCCCTATGTCTGTTCGGTATCGAATTGTTATTTTGTACCGGGTAAAGACTGTGGTTTGGTCTGCTGTCAATTGTTCACTGTTTCCCGTATTCGCCGATTCAACCCTTGCCCATACAGTAGCGGTATTGGCATAAGTAAGCACTTCGGCTCCGTTAACATCTCTGGTTGCTGTTGCGGTCTGAATTGTAACCCGTTCATTGAGCGTACCCAAGTCTGGAATTTGCGAACCAAGACTTTCGTTGTTTTCGCGTCTCATATCAAATTCACGCGGCTAATTGCTAAAAGATTCCACGCTGATCGGGCGAACGGGTTTCCACTTTCACGGCCCAACGGCATGTCTTCCCTGTTTTCGTACATCATCGCAATTTGTAACAGCATAGCCGTTTTGATATTTGCGTCAACGTTCAGCGCTGTTGTGTTACCCGCCTTGTAGGTAATCTTCCACAGGTTCGGGTAGTCAACCTCGCTGGCAGTGTCAGGAAGCGAAACCGATCCTTTAACCACCACGCGGGGGGGTACAGAAAAGTCGTCTACCGTGTAATTAGTCGAAGCCCACGTTTGGTAGGCTCCGTTTGCGTCAAGATAGCCCACCGTTGTCACAGAAATAACAGGCGAAACCGATAGCTCAA